TTCCTTGTGACATTCACATTCCTGCCGGCATTAAACAATTCGCCGCTGGGTGTAAAGGCCAAGCACAATATATCATACCATGTTGCGTTCACTGGATCCCCTAAGGCATAAAGTGAACCCGCAAACATACCATAACCAAATAGTGCCATAAAGAACAATGGCCCTAACGCAACGAGCATAAATCCAACTGAAAACGAAGCTAACGCGGCAATGAAATATAAATCACCACCAGCAGGTAACTGCCAACGTGCTTTCAAAGCCGTCGTTTGACAATTCCTGACACCCGTGTAAGCGAGTCCATCCATTGTACGAAGTCGTTCCTTGAAATCAGCCCACTGGCTTGCGTTCAACGAGGTGCAGATCTTGAAATCTGCCTTTTCCTTCTCGCTAACAGGATCAGCATAGAAACGACAGATTCGTTTCGTGCCCTTGTAATCGGGAACGTACCACCTATTTGGAACATCAGGGTCTTCCGGATTTTCCTTCGGCTTGAACTGTTCACCAGGCGACGCAGCAGTAATACCTGCGATTTCATCTCCACAAATGTAATCAACATGATATAATGGCATCCATCCAACACCATCGCACTTGACGATCCGCATATAAACAGAATCATCAAACTCGCAAAACGGGTCACATAAGCGTATAGCTATAGAAATACCCATCTCAACCATGCCAATCCAATATCGTTCCTCAAACATCTTGTACAGATTCGCGAAAACAATGGCAACAAGCGGGTTACCTGCACTCCACATGCCCGCAAGAACAGTGTGAGTCCCAGCACGATATATACCGTAAAACATCATACTCATTCCAACTCCAAGATCACGAAATAACTGGGTCGGAGATGCCGTCTTATACCAATATTGAATCGCAAACGTCAAAAAGAACAACGCTATCTTACTATCCTTGATACAATCGATCCCATGGCGAAGGAACGTAGCGGCTAAACCTGCAAAACTGCGGGTGACGAACATATCAACCAGCACATTCATAAACCATTTACCGACTAGCCACCATAAAATAAGGTGCCTAATAAAGTCAATAAATACCGTACAAGCAAGGGCCAACACAACTGTAAAGTCCATCCGAATAACTCTGGCCATCAACAAGAAACGATGAGTCCAAACCATCTTCCCCATCATTCCATACCAGAACCAGAAATGATAATTGGAGAAGGTAAACGGCACATTCTGTTTGTAATGCCTATCGATAACTTTCGACAATGATTTAACTTCACAGCCGGCAGCCGCAGCGGTTGCCATTGTACCAGCACCACCATGACACCAGACATGCGTGTAATCGCACATCATCTCAGCATGATTCGTACGTGGTTCGAATTGAAACTTAGTATCCTTCCTCGTAGACCAGATATCACAGTAGTCAAACCCATCAACAGAATCTGGCTCTGGAACAGAACTTGAGCCGAGAGCAATGAGGAGCTTACGCTTCCCATTATTCTTGCGGCGCTTCAACAATCGAAACCCATCACATGAACGTGGTGCACATCCAACAAAAGACCCAATACGAATATCGGGTGTGGCGATGAATTGCGTGATTGTTACACCAAAGTTAAGCATCCTACCAAACTGCGTTTTATCCGACATGATATTCCAACTCTTAAGAACCCATGCTGGGGGCGACAAGTCAAAAGAAACAACATTCTTAGTGAAACCAAAACCACCAAGGGGCGCGAACACTAATGTATTCGGCTCCCTCAGTTCACTGGCCATATTGCGTCCTATACGGCGCAACCACTTAGCCGCCTTCCAGAACTCATCGTCCTCAACATATTTCAAAGCCTGATTTCCCTCGACGCTAGAAAGGTTGTCATAACGATCAGCCGTAAGTCCACAAGAACGTAACAAATTGACATAATACTCAACTGGGATAACATCCCCGTGCGTACCATGTGTGAAGAAAACACAACGAGGTAACGTAAGAAAATGGTTGTAATAGTAACACCATCCTTCATATACATCACCCATCAGTGATTCGAACGAATAACCAACAATAGCATCATCCGAAATTAATCCACACCACTGATACGGGTTAGTCGGGACTGCTACATCTCCATACCTAACGTCATGCGCATTAGCTTCCATGACATGCCAAGTAAACCAGCCACGGCGTAAAATCATACCTTCACGAACGCCTAACGTCCGATCCGTAACAGCCTTAGCACGTAGTGAACCCCAGGTTGGAAATGCGCCTAGCAGAGGCGGGGCGTTGAA